ACTTTGAGTGGGATGTCATCTGCAATGGTTGTTTGATCATTAAATTGTTCAGGAGGGCCTCCAATAAATCCTGCAGGTTCGGCATCTCCTCTGCCACCTAATGCAAAATTATTGCCTTCACTTATAAAGCCACCTTTAGCAGTAGCATATCCACCACCTGAAGAATCCTCTCCCATAGAACTAGAGTCGCCCCCCGAAGAACTATCATCTGATGAATTATCATCTCCATAACTAGAAGCTGATGCCACAGCCGATGGAGTAGAGTATCCTGCACCCGTAGCTCCACCTAAATCTCCTGTCGATCCTACTGAATCTGCAGCGTCTCCTAAATCAGACCCTCTAGTGTAGTCACCACTGCTTGCTTTCTCAGCTAATACTTGAGAAAGAGTTACGGGGTTTTTAACGTTGTCTTTTAAATTACCCAAAAAAGTGTATTGATTTCTTACCCTTTGGAGGGCAGATATAACTACCTTATCTTCTTTTGTTCCTGCACCTCTTCCAAAATATGTTTCTGCTGTGGCTCTTACATCTTTCATTGACCCTGCACCTGCAGTTTGGTTTCCAAATGCAAAAGTGCCTTTTTCAGTGTACCCCCTAAATGCACCTGTCCTAGAAGCAATGGACTGTGTGCCAGTTTCTGTGTCAACATTATACCCCGTGGGAACATACCCTTTACTGAAGGCTTCAGCCATTCTTCCATATTCTGCATTTACACCAGTATATGAATTACCATTAGGGGCCCTGCTTACAAGCTGACCACCTATGTAACCAAAAAATCCAGTAGGTGATTTAGCACCTCTGTATCCTGTTAAATTGTTTGCGTTCATTGCAGCAATACTTTGATTAATGTTGTTACTTTGTATGGAAAAGTTTATATCCATAGCTGTTCCCAAAACTGTATGATCTGGTCTATAGGATGGATTTCCAAGTGGGTCACTTAATGTCTTACCCGTAACAAATCCCCCTAACAGGTTTGTTGCAATTGGATTGACTCCTAAATATCCTAAACCCTTTTTAACACCTGATTTAATTAAAGAAGTTACACCCTTCTTAGAAGCTAATGATTTTACATCTTCTGTTGCCTCTTTTCCACTTTGAGGAACAGCAGCAAGTGATATTCCAAAGTTTTTATTTAAAAAACTATCACTCCTATCTTTAAAACCTGCATTTTGTAAAGACGTGTTGTAATCTATAAAATTATTTTGTAACTCAAGTAAAGATGATCCACTATTTAACAAATTGTCAAAACTTGTTCCTAGATTGCTAATATCAGTAGAGGTTAAATTACTGTCACTTTCTGACATTCCAACTTGACTTATGTCGACCTCACGTTTTTCATCTTGACGTTCTCCATCCTCATCGACGGATTTTACTCTTGACAAATCTGCTTTGATGCCCGTAGTATCTAAACTTTGATCATAATAATCAATGTACCCCGTTCTGTAATCTCTTCGAGATACTTTTTCCTTATTCCTGTTGGGTTGTCCAAAAAAATCACTAGCAAAATCTAAAGTGTCAAATATACTAGACATTCTTTATAACTTCCCTGTGGCTATTCTTCAAATTGAGGAGCATTTCCAGTAAAGCCAGCTTCCCCTGCAGTTGGCGTAGCTCCGACTCCGATTGTGCCATTACCAGACCCTTGACTGTCAGTTCCTTCAGGTCGTTGAGGTACTCCACTAGGTTGACCCATTCCTTGCTGTTGATTATTGGGGTTAGCACCCTCGCCTGTTCCTTGTTGAGCATCTGCCATCATTCCTTTCAACATCTCTGCGTATATCTGAGCTTCGTTTGCATCGTTGACTAAACTATCGGGGTCTATATCTTGTGCAATTGCTAATTCTCTCATTAAATTTGGTATTTTTATAAAAGGTGCTAACATAGGGTTTGCTACCGTTTGCAACAGAGAGGTCAATCGCTGACTTCTTACTTCTTTTTGCATTACTGCTGCAACCCCACGAGGTTTGATTTCTAAGTCGCCTTCTATATCATCTACATTTTCATTGAACTGCATATTCCATTGAAAGTATGCTTCACCGATTGGCTTTAGCAAATTATCGTCTATGTTCTTTATGACTGTCTTCATAGCAAGACCTGCAGAACCCATAAGCATTGATAAACCTGCTGCAGTTCTACCTGTTCCTGTTACACCTGTTTGTCCGTGCATAATTGATGGTATGCCCGTCTCTTCATCTGCAAGTTGGCGAGATATCTGGTACATCTGTATGTTTTCGCCTGCAGTGTTTGGAAACTTAAGACCGTTGATTGCAGTTCCTGTCACGCCCGATTGTCTACGAAATATTTTTCCGGGAAATATATCCATGTTCTGTCCGGGAACTAAACTTGCTTCGTCTACGTCAAATACAAGATTACCTGCAAGTGCCAAGTTATCAATAGCCATTCTTACGTGACCATTCATAAGCAATTGTGCATCTTCCATGTTCTCTGCCACGCCAACTCCCCATAATTGATAGGGATTGATTTCAAATGGAAATGCTTGGAAAGGTATTCTAGCAGGAGTAAACGGATTTGCTACACATCGAATAACCATGTTGCCACATATCCATACGTTTACTTGTAGCTGATCAAATTCAGACATCTCATTCACACCATCCATACCAACTTCGTCAGCATACTTCTTGTCGATGACTCCCCAATACTCAAGAACTTCAAATCTGTTCTCTTGGTAGTAGGGTTCAGTCTCGTCTTCTCTGATAGTATCTTCGTAGTACTTGTCTTCGTAGTTTGCACCTTTAGCAAGACACTCTTCGATTGCTGCTGCATCAAAATAAGGTCTTTGTATCAAGCCACGTAGTTGTTGACGATTCATACGATGTCTTTGTATCACATATTCACAATCTTCAATGCTTGTTGCAGATGGATCAGGATGAAAATCCCACACGGATACGTATTCTATACGAGGTACTATTTTTTCGTAAGGAACGTAGTTTCTCTGACCGTTCTCATCTCGTTCCCACTTGTGTACTCTTTTGTAAAAGTTAAATGGACCTTTGATGATTCCTGTACCTAAGAGAGATGCTTCAAAGATAGCCTGCCTAAATACATTTACTGCATTGGTATCGAGAAGCTGATCATGGATACACTTTTCCATCCGTAGTGCCATCTTCTGTGCAGGTTTAACTTGTGGCTCTGCCATTTTAGCAGGACCTTTAGCTAACATGTCTGGAAATTCCTCATCGTAACTTCCAAGTTTGTGAGGTTGATCAGCCTGTAATGCTCCGGGTGGAACTTCTCTTCCATCTCCTTCAAACCCATACGGGTCTACTGGTTGATCTTCATCGAGAGGTGTCTTCATGTGAGCAAACTCTTCTATACCTTCTGGCATAGGAGTAGGTTCAACAACCACTGGAAACTTCTTGTTAGCAAACAGAATATCTATTATCTGCCCATACGCTGCAAGAACCTTAGTTTTTGTTATTTTAATGAAGACTTTGGAACGTTCAGAATCACGATATTGTGTCGTTGAATCATATATTCCCCTGAAGTTTTTAAAAGCTTGTAGCCATCTGTGTTCATGGGTGCGTCGCCCATTTTCAGAATCCTCAAACTTATTGCGTACGTATCCTGCTAGTCCGGGCATTTGCTCGGATGGATTAGCTATAGGTACGCCAGTATCATCTTCAGGTTGAAGAAAATTATCAGACATATTTTACCTTACTTAGAAGTAGTTCTTATCGTCAGCCATAGAGAACAGAGAAGCTTCTACTGTTGGTTTAGATTGTTTCTTTGGCATATCAACTTGTAATTCATTGTTACCGTTGTTTGACATATCAAAGTCTTTACCTTCACGTGTTAATTGATTTGATCCCATTGGGTCATCAACTGAAGTTTTATCACTGCTCATTATGTACGCAGCACCGTAGTTATAGTTATTGTCTGGCATTTTTGTCTCCTATTCTGCCTTGTTTATAAATCCACCAGAAGCATAACCTCCAGACAGATTCAATGATTGCCCTGTTAACGAGCCTGTAAGTGCATCTAAGAAAGACCCACTATCACTTATTGAAGAATCATCTCTAGCTTTTTCAGCTACAAATTTTTCTGCACTTTCAAATTCTCTAATCCCAACTGGTAAAGGATTAACTGCTTCTGCAAGTCCTCTTGCTCCAGATTCAAATTCACCTTTGCCTTCCTCTTTAGACATTTGGTATTCTAGTCCAGCTGCAACAAGAGGAGAAGATTTAGCCACAGTAGTTCCCAACGTAGCTGCAGTGGTAAGAGCCGCTTTACCAACTCCCTTTAAAACTTTTTTAGTGGTAGATGACTCAGGGGGAGGTAGCTTATCTGAAGTATCTTCTATACCAAAAGATTTAAGTTCCTCAATCTCCTCGACCGATAAATCTTTAAAACTTGTAGTCGGTTTATCAGTTACATCTGTAAATGTACCTTCGATAGTATTCGACTGATCAAGAACAGGTGCATCAAAGTACGTTGAAAAACCTTCTGTTGCTTTTGTTATTCTTGGAACTTCACCTGAAATATCAAACCCATACTTAGCAGCAACTGGAGCAAAAATTGAAGATATTTTATTGGCATTTTGAGCATCTATACCTTTTGGGTCTATAGCTCCCGGAAAATCTGTACGATAAGTTACCAACTCTCCTGTTGCACCTTTAGCAACTCCTGCCAAACTTCTTCCCTCAAGATACGCAACTTGAGTGTCAGGTATGCCTGCCATTTGTCCTAATTTTGCATGTATGTTCCTGAATAGGGATGACCCTGTTTTTCCGGGTGCATCTTTATCTAAAGGAGCTAAACTATCAAAGAATTTTTTACTTTTTTGATCGTATAATATGTTAGGCACTTTAACGCTCTTAAGAAGATCAGTCATATCCCCTGATCTCACAACTTTACCATTAGGCTTTACAAAAAATTGTTTTACACCATTTACTTCTTTTACTTTATTTTCAGATATTCTTTTTTGTAATATTGAATCCCCTAAATCTCCTATGGGAACACTTATCATTCTTCCTTTTGCACCCTCTGCGTCTGCTGGTATAAATATAGAACCACTTTCAGGATAGTACGCACTAACTTCTAATCCTGCTGCAGCATTGGGTCGTAATCCGTTTTGTAAATTAAACAGAGTGGCATCAGCTATAGCTTCTAGTTTAGGGTCTTTTTTAAACTCTGCTATCTTTGAAAATAATTCTTGTAAAACTTTTGGATTAGGATTCACGGCTACCATAGCTTTAGCTTTAGCAGGTTCTAGAGTACCAAATATTTTTTCATTCTTGGGAGTAGATGATTCTTTGTCAGGTAAGTATGCGTAAGATTTATCACTCTCTGGTATTACTGTCTTTAACGATAAACCTACCTGTCTAAGATTTTGCATAGGCTGTTTTAAGCCTGAACCTATGTCTTTTTTATCTATTACATTTAAACTTTTTCGCTCTTCAATTTTTTTAGATATTAAAGTTTTGCCATTTTTATCAGGAGTAAATAGCTGAAGAGCCGATCCTTTTTTATCAGCTATATCTTTGAATAACTTTACACCCTCCGTGACAAAACTAGAACCTCTTTTATTCTTGTTTGCATAAGAAGTTAAAACTTCTCTGAGGGTAGAATCTTTTGTTATCTCTGCCATTTATTAATATCCGAATGTTTCATTTTGCACCTGATAGACCTGAGCCTTGATGCCATTAAGCGTTTGATGAATCGCTGCATACCCTGTCATCCTTGTCATCAACATATATCTTAGAGCATCGTATGCGTGATCTTCTGCTTTAGTGTCTACGTCTTCGCTGTTAGTTTTGGAAAGAGGAATTGCTGCCAATTGCTTGACAGTGTTGCTACAATTAGAAAACACTCGTAATCTAGGTTCTTCTGTTCTTGGGTCATCTGCAAGCCTACGATGTATTTCCATCTTACCTTGTATTCTGTTACGATCAGACGGTGTCCAACGAACACCACATCTCATCATTGTTTCTGCTATAGAAGGACCAAATCCTGTCTTATTCCAACAGGAGGAGTCAAGTACTGTGTAGTGAGGTAGAGGGTCTAATTGCTCTGCTTCTAGTATTCTATCAGCTAATTGTTCTGCTGTCAACTGTTTTACGTACAGTTCACGATAAATCCATATATTGTTATCCCAGTCAATAGCACCCCACAAGACACAAGAAGGACTTGCATACCCGTAGTCAGCGGCACGTATTCGGGGCCAGTTGGTAGGTAACTCAAAACTCTCGACCACATGTTTTGCTCTGCTAAATTCTGGGAAGGCACAGCCATCGGCTACATCCCAATCCCCTTCGAGTAATCTCTTCCGTTCTATTTCAGGTAGTGAACGAAGCATAGCTTCATATTGTCCATCTGCCATAAGGAACGGGTTGTCCGTAAGTCTCGCAGGAATGAATCTACGATAGAACAAAGGTTGACCTTCCTTTTCGTGTCCTTGCGGCCAGAAGAAAGGTCTGCCTGTTTCGACATCTGCTGCAGGGAACGGTTTGTTGTGTTCTCCTACGTCGATGTACATCTTCTTAATCCACCACCCACCGATTCCACCCGGATTGGCAGTACACCTCATATACAAACTCTTTTGTAACTCGGGGTCGGTGCTTCTCAATCTTGATCGGAGGTAATCCCACACGTAAGGTGTTGGGTATTGGGTTATCTCGTCTATCCCTATCCAGTTGAAAGCTTGTCCTTGAAATCGGGTTACATCTTTGTCTTTGTCTAGATAGGTAAACCAAATGGTTGCTCCAGATGGGAAGTGCCACGTTGACTTTGACTCCCTGAACTTTGCACCGGGAAACGCTTTGGGGTACAGTTGTCGTGACTTGTCTATTAACTCAGTAAGTTCGTCAAGAGTACGCCTGAGAAGAAGACCCCTATGATTAGGATTAGTGCAATAACGAAGGGGGTCTGCCAACAAGGCGAAAGATTTGCCCCCACCAGCAGCACCTCCATAGAGAACATCTCTTTCACTAGACGACAGAAACTCTTCTTGAGGTCCTTCATTCGGCTGAAACACGACTTCCCTATTTCCAACAAGTTCTTGGACAGGTGGAGGAAGGCTTGCCAACTCCCCTGTATCGATAACGGTAGTTGCATCTCCCTTAAGAGCTTTCTCAACCTTACCAACTTTCTCTTCAAGCTTTCTGGCATATCTTCTTTTACTTTCTGCTACTTTGGTTGTTTTTTCTGCACGCTTCTTTGCGTCACGTAATCTCTTCTGTGTCTGTCGCCTTGCTTTTTCTGCAGCAGACAGGAAATATCTTTGCTTAGGTGCGTTGGGGTCTTTCTTAGGGCGACCTCTCTGGGGTTTATCCGTCAATTACAACGTCTTTCTTCGGCGGCAACAGAACTATTCCGTGAACTGCCTGTACATTTACGTTGGTTGTTTCTTGTTTTCCCAGACCAACCCTGTTTAGAAGCGATTCTGCAGCCCTGAAGCGTAGGTTG